AGTTGGGGTCCCCGTTGACGATGCGCCCGATCTTGTGGGCGATCATCTCCAGGGCCTCGCGGTGGTCGTGCCCCAGCATGACGTCCTGCTCCTTGGCGTGATCGAACATCAGTTCCTTGAGCAGTTGCGTCACGCGGGCGTGGTCGCGGAACTTGCCGTAGCGCCGACCGCGCTCTTCCAGGGTCTGCTGAATGTCATGCTGCATTGGCGGCCTCCTCGTATTGGCTGCGCAAGAAGGCGTCCAGGTCTTCCTTTCGGAACCTCCAGAGCCGTCCAATCTTTCCGGATGGGATGCGCCTCTCACGGGCGAGCTTGCGAAGTGAAAAGGCGCTGATACCGAGATACTCGGCAGCCTCAAAAATCGACATCATCAAATTGACTCCCTGATTCGCGTATGCGTTGGTACTGCGGGCAAAAGGGAGCCACCTCGCAGTAGCTTTCACACCTGCGATTGACGCCCTTGCGCTCCACGACGTGCTGCCCAGGGCCGGGGGCCCCTAGCTCTTCACGCGCCGGGCTGACGCGAATGGCGCGCTTTCCGCCGTCCTTCATCAGCGCGTACGTGGTTCCGCTGTACCAGCGGTCGTCCTCTGTGCATTCGATGACTTCGCCGGCCTCGGCGGACCGATGCAGACTAATTCGCTCCTCGATGTAGCGCTCGACCTCTTCCATTTCCCACACGGGAACGTCGATGACCTGGACAGCCTGCTGGGGGTAGTTGTCCTTTCGTCCAGCCTCCGACTTCTTCCAGTCGCGGAAGATGGCCACGACCTGGAGGCGTTCCACCTCGATGCCGTTGCGCTTGGCCAGCCACCGCAGCACGTTGAGCTGCCGGGTCCAGCCATCGTCGCCGCCTGCCTTGTAGATCGAACAGACCTTCCAGTCCTGGAGAACGCCGCCCTCCAGGTGAACGCGGTCGAACTGCCCACTTAGCGTCCAGCCACCAATCTCCGAGAACAGGCGCTGCTCCACTAGGGCGGTGGTGTTGGCGCGTTCCAAGACGGTGTGAACTGCCTGACCCATCAGGGACCAGATGCGCTCGGACACGTCCTCGACCACTTGCTCCCGGAACTTGCGGGCTAGGACTCGCTTCTGGGGCGAGTCGATCAGCTTGGTGACCGAGATGTCGCCGCCACCCTGGTAGGGGTCATTCCTGACGGCGTTGACCAACGCATCAGGCAGACCGTACAGGTTGGTCAGGTTCATCAGAAGTCCACCTCAACGGCGTTGCGACCGCGGGTCGGCGCGGCACCGGAGTGGCCACCAGGGCGCTGCTCACGCGGGGCGTACTTCGGGTCCGGCAGGCGCAGGACGCCACTCTTGAACGGGTTGCCGTTCTTGGACACCCGGTTCCAGATGGCGACCTCGTACTTGGTGCCATCGGGGAACTCGACGGTGCCGGTCTCGTGCGGCGCCTTCTCGTTGGTGCGGCGGTTGTTCTCGAAGATCGTGATCTCGATTTGGTTGTTCCAGGTCATGGTTCAGGACTCCTTGGCTTGGGCGGCCTTCTTCTGAAGGCGGGCGATGACTTCAGCAACCTTGGACAGGGGAAGCTGATCGATTGAGTTGATTCCGTAGGTGGCAGCGATGGCGTCCATCGGCACCCCAACGGATGCGGCAAGGCTGGTGATGGCCGACAGCTCGTTGGGACCAGCCAGAGGCTCTTGGCGCCGCTGCGCAGGGGCGGGGCGGGCCGCCACGGCTGCATTGCCGTCGTCGTCTTCAGGCGCCACACCGCAGGCCGCCATCAGGCTGTAGCGCCGCGCGTAGGTCAGCGCCGAGCCGTAGCCCTGAGCGTCGTGCTTGGAGGCCGGGACGTGCAGTTGACCGGTCGACATCGACTCGCCGGACTCGTGGATGAACGTGGTCTCCACGATCACGCCCGTGTCGCACAGCGCGGTCTTCTGGACCAGGGCGATGCCGTTGCTGTTCAGGCCGTCAATGACCGCCTCGACGACGGTTGCGAGGTCGGCGTACCTCGACTTGAAGTGCGGGTTGGAGCTGGTTTTGAGAGCCGGGCCAAAGGCCTTCTGTGCTCTCACCAGCGCCGCAGAGATCTCCTTCATGGGGTGTTCCGTAGGTAGGTTGAGGGCTGCACGTGATAGCGTGCGGCTATGTTCCGGCACTTGTAACCGGATGTTGCTCATTGTAGAGGCAGGTTGCGTTTGCTCAATCTAGGGTTCTCCCTAATGGTGTGGATAACTTGTGGACAGACAATTAAACCTGTTGGTTCGTATAGAGTTTTCTGCGTTGCTCTCTGTGGATAAGTGTACGACTTGAGGTTGCTCAAGACAACCTTGAACAACAAAGTTATCCACAGGCAGCTCTTCAGCAACAAATCTCCACATAGAAACAACCTATCACTCACCTAAACATCAAAGAGCAACAGACAGCAACATGAAGTCGTTCGCTGATTACGGAATTGACCTCCAGGGACGCTCTGGAGAGGAGGTCAAGACAACCTGCCCTCAGTGCAGCAGCACTCGAAAAAAGAAGAACTACCCGTGTCTCAACGTGAACACCTCCAAGGGCACGTGGCACTGCTGGCACTGCGGCTGGTCGGGTGGTCTTGGCGGGGGAGTCATCAACCGCTCCGCCCCGCCGGCTCGACGGGTCTACCCAAAGCCTGAGTTCAGGCCCGCCGCCCTCTCAGACGGCGCTCTTAAGTTCTTCGAGAAGCGCGGCATCACCATCGATGCACTCATCCGCAACCGGATCTCGATGGAGAAGGTGTGGATGCCTCAGATCGAGGACGAGGTCACCGCCATCGCCTTCCCCTACTACAAGGGTGGGGAGGTGGCGAACATCAAGTACCGGGACAACGCCAAGAACTTCCGTCAGGTCGCTGGCGCTCAGAAGGTCCTCTACAAGTACGACGACATCGCCGACGTCACCCTCATCACCGAGGGTGAGATGGACGCCCTGGCCTTGGAGGTGGCGGGCTTTCAGAACGCGATCTCGGTGCCTGATGGCGCACCCGACCCCTCAGCCAGGAACTTCGACACCAAGTTCGAGTACCTGGACGACGAGCGCCTGGATCAGGTCAAACAGTTCATCTTGGCGGTGGACGCCGATGAGCCAGGGCACCGCCTGGAGGACGAGCTGGCTCGTCGCCTGGGCCGCGACAAGTGCCTGCGCGTGACGTGGCCGGAGGGCTGCAAGGACGCCAACGACGTTCTGGTCAATCACGGCGCCCAGGTTCTGCGCGAGTGCATCGAGGACGCCAAGCCGTTCCCGCTGGAAGGCATCTTCTCGATGGGCGACATCGAGGAGGACCTGAACAACATGCTGGAGTTCGGCCTCATCCAGGGCGAGCCCACGGGATGGGACTCGGTGTCCTCGCTCTACACGCCGGCCCCTGGTCAGTGGACGCTGGTCACCGGCATCCCATCCATGGGCAAGAGCGAGTGGCTGGACGCCCTGGCGGTGAACCTCGCGGAGAACGCGGGCTGGACCTTCGGTGTGTGCTCGCCCGAGAACCAGCCCATCTCCTGGCATGCCGCCAAGCTCATCGAGAAGCGCATGGGCGAGCGGCTGGTGGCCGGCAAGGTCAATGCCTCGAAGTTCCAGGAGGCCAAGGCCTGGATGGGCCAACACTTCCACTTCATCATGCCCGAGGAGCCCACGCTGGACTCCGTGCTGGCCAAGGCGAAGGCTCTGGTCAGGCGCCACGGGATGAAGGGTCTGATCATCGACCCGTACAACGAGCTGGACCACACCAAGCGCAAGGACAACGTGGCGGAGACGGAGTACGTCTCGCTGTTCCTGTCCCAGCTTCGCAAGTTCGCCCGCGAGAACTCGATCCACGTCTGGCTGGTGGCGCACCCCGCCAAGCTGATGAAGGACAACAAGGGGATCTACCCCGTGCCCGACGGCTACACGGTCTCGGGGTCCGCGCACTTCTACAACAAGGCGGACAACATCATCGCCGTGCATCGGGACGTCACCAACCCGAACGCCGCCACTGAGGTCCACGTCCAGAAGATCCGCAGCCGCTGGTTGGGCAAGCGCGGCGTGGCGTACCTCCAGTGGAAGCCCGAGTCGGGCCGCTTCCGTGAGTTCACTGGCGCGTACAGCCCACCCGGTGCGGAGGCCGACGAATGACCTACCGCAACCCCAAGCTGCTGTCCATGGCGCGTGACCAAGCCTGCGTGGCCTGCGGCCTGCGCGACGGCACCGTCGTTGCGGCGCACTCCAACCTTGGCGAACACGGCAAGGGCATGTCGCTCAAGGCGCACGACGGCATGACCGCTTGGTTGTGCAGCGGCTGCCACTTCAGCCTCGACCAGGGCAGCGCCATGACGCGCCAGGAGCGGCGCTTATTCACCCTGGAAAACATCTGCAAGACCTACATGCAGCTCTGGAGCCAGGGGCTCATCAAGGAGAACACATGAACGACCAAGCCATGAAGAACATTCTGGAGGTGCGCGAAGAGGCGCACTCCATGCTCGACAACATCGCCAGGATCCAGGGCCGCCAGCATGCTGCGCTTGTGCGCGGCCTGCTGCTGTCGTCGCAGTCTGTCGAGCTGGTTTCCTTCCTTCTGCACTGCGGCGTGCCAAAGGACGAAGAGATCACCAAGGCCATCGGCGACTCGTTCGTGAACATGCTGCATGGCATGTTGACGAGCTTCGTGGTCGCGGGGCAGATCCCCGACGAGATGGTGCGGGGCGCGATGCGTGACGCCACCTCGCTGGACTCCTCACTGTCGGATCTGCTGAAGACCGCGATCAAGACGGCAGAGGCTGGCAAAGGCTTTGGAGACAGAGGTGCTGAATGACGTCTGTCTCCCAGGCTCTCGCAGCCCAACGCTTTCAACCGGCGAGTGCGCCAAGT